CTGATATCAGCATTATAAAGAACATTAAATAAAAGTTTATATGATGTATCTGTTCCTTTTGTTGTATAAAAATCTACTGCTCTGGATAAAATATTTCTTATATTTACTTGCGGAACAAATTGTCTATTTTCAAACCCAGGTAAAAACTGAGATTTAAATTTATAAAACAACTCATTGTAAAAAATTAAACTTAAATTTATTACTTGACTATCTTTCTGATGTTCTTCTGCCTTTGTTGTTGCAAAATTAATTTCCTGAGACCTTAAAGTTTTATTTAAATCATGAATCCCACTAAAACCCCTTAAGCAACCAATAAAACTATTATCAGTTTTCTCGGTATAAGAAATTATTTCATTTCCAATTTTTATTAATCCGTACTTAGATGGAAAACCAATAGTATGGGAAACAGTTATTACATCATCAAAGGCTAAAACTTTTCCTACAGTCTGCGAAGGAATATACCCAGAGAAAAATAATTCATTATTATATGTTGTTAAATCTTTAAATCTAGGTAAATTTGAGGCTAGATCTGTTATTCCAGTTGGATGTTCTTGAGAAATATAATATTGCTCTAAAAACTCTTTAAATAGGGGCGAGTCCTCGTTAAGAAACTCTGGAATTTGAGATTCTACAAAATTTTGAATCTTTACTCTCTTTATATCTGACATTTTATCTAGTATATTCTCCGTTTGTGTAGCTAGAAGTTACAATATATTCAGTAGCAGATGTATTTTCACCAGAAGTAATTTTGTCCTCTACCATATTTACAACCAGTTTATCCATACTTAATTCTAAATATATATCCTTTAACGCAATCACATCATTTGATTCTGGAATTGCTTGAACTTCAATCCCATTTGGACTAGAAGATGAAGTAATTATTACAGTATCCAGTAAAACCTCACCTTTTTTGTAATAAACAATACCTGCGTTATTTTTTATAATAAAAGGTTCATTATTTTTTAAAACAAAGAAGAATATTTCTCCCCTTTCTTCATCAACTGGAACATCACTCATATACACAGTTCCATCCACATCTTTAATTCCAAATCCTGTAGACTTTATATTATATCCACGATTATCTTTTATATTATTTTTCTTCACATGAAATTGATTTCCAAAACAAAGTTCATATGTTGCTGCTTTGTTAAATACTGGTTGCAAATCCCTTCGTATTTTTACTTTTGTTATATTTGATGTAATAGAAGTGCTAACACTATCTATCAGAGATGTTAACTTACTATATTTAAATCTTCCTCCAAAATTATTGATTTCAAATGATGATCCATATGTTTCTAATGTATTAATGACATCTGATCTTAAATTTGAAATGTTTGATGCAGCACTTCTGTCATAATATACACTTGTATTTAATTCAACATACAAATATTTTAAATCAACAATTTCTGGTTTAATTCCTGCTATTGTATATTGTTTTAATTTTTTCTTTATTTCTTCTTTACTTATTTTTGATAAAAACTTTCCTTGTCTTGGTTTTATTGAAATAAACACCTTCCCATATTCTGGTGGATCTAATTCATCACCACCATACGCAGAAACAGATTCGATATTTGGAAATATTGAAGGAATCAATCCTTTATAATCATTAGCTGTGACTGCTCTATATTGAGATGAATACACTCTTGGTGCAAGGTATTTAATACTATCAATAGATTCTATATCATCCCCATTCTCTGCTGGTATTACAGTCGTTATTCTTGATATACCCTTTGTTATTCTATTTTGATTATTATCAGTTAAAATTCCAGAGAATGTAAAGTTAGCAGATCCATTTGCGGACTTTCCGTTTGTTATAATGTAGGATACAAATACAGAACTTCCATTTGCTGGTTTTTTGCCAAAAACATTATCTCCAAAAATTAATTCATATCTCTCATCTTCTATTTCTTGAACTAAAAATATTTTTGAAGTGCTATTTGTCTCAAAAATATTTTGATACTGAATATATTCCTCATTAATTAAATCAGTTACAGAAACCCTTATAGTTGTAGTATCAACATTTGCATTTGGGATTATAAACTTCTGATTTGGTTGAGAATCATCTACAATGAAACTTTTTGAGAAGAATGATCCTTCGTAAATTGAAATTTCTGTAAAGTTTGCTACACCAAAACTATTAACTGGAACTGTAATGTCTTCAGGTATTGAAAAAATATAACTACCACCTTCTACTGCACCCAATGCAAATATACCAGCATTAAGTGTCACCGATTTAACATCTAAAAATCCAGTCGTATCTACACTAAAACTTACTTTTGCTATTGCTGATCTTCTGGATCTAGGTACATATCCAATATTTCTTGCAAGAGAAGCAATATTATCTCTTAAAGTAGCACTATCTAAAAATGATTCATTTACTGCCATATTGGTGTTATATGCAGTAATATATGAATTATATGCTAATAAATCAATTAAAATTGAAAAGTTAGAACCTTCAAAATCAAAATCCGTAAAATTCCCATTAGATCTCAGATAATCTTTGATCTGAATCCTTAAATCGGAGAAATCTAAATTAGTGAATTGGTTGAATGCCATTATGCCCTAGATGATTGTAAAATAAACTCTATCTTTTGTCTTGGAAATCCTTGACCAATAATGTCATATTCCATTTCAACATTCAACTCATTAGAATCATAATCACTAATTACTGAAATATTTCTAACTTTTATTCTTGGTTCATAGTTTGTTAATAATGTTTTAATCTCTTCTTCTAATAAAATTCCCAATTCTTGATTATGAAGTTCAAATAGAGATTGACTGACCGAAGAACCTAAAGAAAAATTAAAAAATCTTTCACCGACTTCAGTTCTTACTAAATTAGTGACAGATTTTTTAATTGCATCTTCATTTCTGATTGTCAATATATCATTTGTTACAGGATGTCTAGCAATAGACAAACTAATGTCTCTAAATGCTCTTGAAATCCCCAATGCCATCCAAATAAATGCGTATTTAATATATCTATAATACTTTTAGATCACTTTTCCATAACTTGGCTCTGTTCCGTACTCCCAGTCATCATAATCATCATCATTTCTAATCTTTTCGTGCAACTCAGTTTGTTTCTTTAAATCATGTCTTGAATTATTTAATTTTTCATAGTCGGTAACTAGTTTTTTAGTCCCCCACATTTCATACATATAATCTTTATCTCTATCAACTGGTAAATTAGACATGGTAGCTCCTGTTTTTTGGTAAAAACAGAACTTTTTTTTGTAGGAGGTTGCTATCTCCCCTACATTTATTTAACGATGCAAATATCTAAGATTATAATTATCCGAATTTAGGTATTTTAGCATTTCTAATGCTATCAATTTAGGATTTCCTGGACCACAAGTATAAACATCTATCGCAACACACCCATTTTCAGGCCAAGTATGACATGATACATGACTTTCTGATAGTGCTATGACTATTGTACACCCTTGAGGGTAGAAACAATGCTGAAAAGTATTTAAAACTGTCATCCCTGCACGTTCAATACCCCTCTTCATAACCCTTTCAAGGGTTATTGCATCGTTGAGTAGAGAGAATTCTACCCCGTATACCTCCAATAGGAGGTGATTCCCCATTGAAAACCTCTCCAATTCACAAAATCCTCCTATTTTCTCCGAAAAACTATTTATTTAATGTAAATACCTCGTCTTCCGTAGGTATCATACTCCAAATCCCTTATGAAATCAGGATTTTCACAAAAATTATCATCCCAAACTGGAATTGCGACCTCATTATCATATCTAAAATCGGGATTTTGTCTAACATGAACTTCAATTAGGTTCCCATCAATGAATTCACAGTTAATCCAATCGTAATTACCTGATAAATTAGACAAAATCGGAGGAAATCCGATCTTCTTATCAATTTTTTCCCATTTTTGCCACTTATACAGAGGGTCATTTTCATCTTTAATGCCCCTTACGACCAATTTTGCTTCTGTGTAATGAAAGTCAACACTTAAATGCTCTCCTTTAAACACTTCACACCAAAAATTTGATGGATGAAAGTGTTCTGTAGAGTTTTCTATCCATACAATTTCAGCAAATCGACCCATTCCAAGAAAATTGATCGAAGGTCGAACAATATAAAAGTCGGGTTTAGGGACTGTAGACCCAATTGGACCACATTTATACCCTAAAACCCGACTTAATTGTAATTTATTGTATATCCATAGATCGTCATGATGAATTGCATTCCACTCATCATTAACGTCTAAGTGATACATTACCCTTTTCCTTGTCCACGATACTTTTTACGTGCCTTATTACGGCTAGTAGCACTATATTTAGTATTGCGACCTGCACCTTGAAGAGTCAGTTTGGGCTTTGATTCAACTTTTGCTCCACCTTTTGCACTCTTTTTCACTGCCATTGTAATAATCTCCTAGTTGGTTTTCGTTTACGGTTTTTTTAAACGGTTTTTTTAAGCATTTAAAATGCCCTCAGAAGACCTTGAAATCTCCATAAGGGCATCATACCAAGAATCTTACAGAACGTCAATAAGACGGTTCTAGAAGGGCATCAGATGATTCTAGTCTTCTCGTGTCCAACACGAATCTTAGGATCACACCAGATCTCAAATCCTGCCTCTTTTGCATCAAGACAGAATGAGACATCC